AGTTGTGGCCACTGTATTGAACACGTTTTGAGTGGTTAGTGCACCAACCAACGTGCCGCTATTGATAGTGGTAGTACCACCATTGCTGCTACCGATGTTTACGTTAGTAGTTGAACTGGCTGCTGCTCCAGTTCCAATGTTTAATGTTTTTGTAGTAGCGGCAGCAGTGACGCCTGTGGCAATATTATAGGTGCTAGCGCCTGTGCTACCTCCAAACATGTTTACAGTTTGTGCTGCTGTGGCTGTATTACCCACGTTCCAGGTAGTAGCAGCATTGGCTAAATTGACGGTGCCGGTTACAGCGTTCATCCATGTCACTGTACCAGTAGTCACGTTTGTTGTTATAGTTGCTGTACCACCTGTGCCGTTGCCGTTTAAAGTTAATGTACTATTTCCTGAAGTCGTTCCTATATTAACTGCTGCGGCTGCACCACCGATATTGGTAGTACTGGCACCGCCTGTGGCTAAGTTTATAGTTCCTGTTGTTGTTCCGGTATATAGATTAATCGTACCTGTAGTGACATCACTGGTTAGACTAATAGTACCGCCAGTAGTAGATCCTATCTTAAACGTGTTGGCTGTAATAGCCGGACCAAATGTCAGCGTGCTGGCTGCTGCTGCAGAAGTTGCTAGATTAACTGCTGTGGCTACACCAAATGCGTTAACTGTGGTGCTGACTGTGTTCCATAGATTAACAGTAGTCTGCGTACCTACTACTGTGGGATTACCTATGGTCAGCGTCCCAGAGTTGGCTCCTAGAGCGACTGTGGTTCCTGCTCCTGCAATGTTGACTGTGGTAGCGTTGCCGTTGAACACGTTAGCTGTAGCAGCATTAGTGGCTAATGTAGCAGTACCTGTGGTGGCATTACCTCTGATAGTTAGCGTGCTGTCACCAGCAGTAGTGCCTAGATTTAACGCTGCGGCTGCGCCACCAACGTTTATGGTGCCTGCACCACCTGTGGCTAAATTCACCGTGCCTGTGCTGACGCTAGTATAGATGTTGACCACTCCTGTGGTCACATCTGTGGTTAGGTTAATCGTTCCACCAGCTGTGCTTCCAATCTTAAATGTGTTTGCTGTAATAGCAGGACCAAATGTCAGTGTGCTAGCAGATGCAGCGCCGGTTGCGACGTTAACTCCTGTGGCTACACCAAATATATTGCCTGTAGTAGCATTAGTGTTGATGATGTTAGCCGTAGTCATCGAAGTGACTAAATCAAGAGTCGTATTGTTGGCGCTAGGGGTAACACTTAGACGTGTGGTTGCTGCTTGGGCGCCAGTTCCTGATGCTAGAGTAGTGCCTGTGGCAAATGTGATTGAGCCGCCTGTGGCGTTACCTGTGCTTAGACCACCTTGTAGTTGTAAGTTAGCTGCGACAATGTTTGTACCCGCGCCGTCTGTAGCACGAATGATTTTAGCTGTGGGTGTCGCTGAACTTGTATTATTACCTACAACTAGATCAGTAGATGGATTAACAACAATGCTGGCTGTGCCTTGATTAGTGATAAATGCTGTAGCGTTGTTGTCACCGATGCGTAATGTATCAGCATTGACTAAAACATCACCTGTGCCGTCTGGTTGGATAGTGATATTGCCGTTTGCGCCGTTGGCTATAGTAATAGAACCCGAGTTAGTTCCGCTGTTAGTATTAAGTGTTAAATCACCCGTGCCGTTTGTGGTAATAGTTGCAGCAGCGTTTGAATCTCCAATACGAACTGTGTCAGCTGTTAGATAAACGTCTCCTGTTCCGTTGGGCGCAATTTCAATATTACCGTTAGTGCCATTATTGATTAAAATGGTGCCGCTGTTGGTTCCATTATTTGTGCTTAATGTTAAATTAGCAGTACCTTGGGTTGTGATAGTCGTTGCTGTATTGTTAGCGCCAACTTGTAAAGAATTTAGGTTTAACTTTAATGTTTGTGCAGCCGCTGCACCAGCAATCATTTGTCTAATGATGAAATCAAAATCTTCGCTTGTTGCTGTTACATCTGTGACCACAGATTCGATTGTGGTTCCGATTTCGTTATTGCCGTTGGTTGTTTCTGTGATTAACTGGATTCCAGTGCCGATGCCATTTGCAGGAGTACCAGATGTAGTATGTGTAACGATTATTGGAAAACTTACAGCGTTATTAGATCCGTCGTCTTGGGTAAATGTAATAGTGTTAGGTACATTTACAGTGCTTGCATTGATAGTGACTGTATCTCCGCTAGCGTCACCGAGCGTGGTATTTCCATCCACTGTTAAATTATTATTGATGCTGGTCGTGCCAGTGGCAGCACCGATTTCTAAAGTGGTAGCTGCCCCGGCAAAGTTTACGGTAGTAGCTACTGTGTTATATAAATTTTGAGTAGTCTGTGTACCTACTACTGTAGGATTACCTATGGTCAGCGTTCCCGAGTTAGCGCCAATGTTTACCGTGGTGCCTGCACCAAACAAGTTGCCTGTGGTGGCAATCGTGTTAAACACGTTGGCTGTGGTCATTGCTGTTATTAAATCTAATGTGGTTGCAGCAGAGCTTTGTGCTAAAGTCATGCGTGTCACTGCGGTATTAGTCACGTCGCCAGTTGAATCAGTAGTGCCGGTTTGGAAATTAATCACACCGGTTGTGCCTGTGCCTGTTGACAATCCTGGACGGATAGTTAATGCGGCTCCGCCAATGTTTGTACCAACACCATTTTCTCCTTTGATCACAGCACTCACCGGTGATGTGCTGGCTTCGCTAGATCCAATAGTAACGTTTCTGTTACGCAACAACAGTGTGCTTTCTTTTATTATTGTTCCAGCTCTTGCTAAATTTGTCTGAGTAGTTGCTGTTGAAATTTTAAACACAAAACTCTGGCTGGATAACCCTGCTGTAGTTACGGGCCATGTCCCGTTTAGTGCTGTTACACCCGAGCTAGCAATAGTAATTTGATCGCCAGTGTTAATACCTAAACTGCGAGGAGTGTCTGTAAATGCTATAGGATTAGTAGCAGTAATGATTCCTGTTACGTTAGCACTGAGATAAACCCTAGTTGCGCCAACTCCGGTCACATAAGTACCTGCAGGAATAAACGCATTACCTTGTACTAACATTCCAGCACGGACACCTGTGGTGCTGGCAAAACGTAAAAATCCTTCGTTATTGGCGCTGTTAGTTGCTAGAGCGATACCTGTCGCACCGATAAACACAGTACCAGATCCTGCAGTTGTGCCTATTAGTACTCCTGTGTTCGAATAAGTGAATGTTGTAGCATTGCTGACAGTCACTGATGCATTAATTGCATTAAATCCGCTGTCACTGGTGCAGACGATAGTCACTGTGTCGCCGTTAGTTAGTCCGTGATTGTCTGTCGTCACTATAGTAGCTATGTTAGAGCCGTTTCTATCCACAGTACTAATAGTGGCATTTAAACCAATATTAGCTGTTACTAACACATTCAAAGAACCGCCAGTAGTATAACTCTTGACGTTAGCGGTTAGATCTTGAGAAGCTGCGCTACTACCGATATAAATCGCTTCAGCATCTCCTCCCACATTTAGAGCATTTGCATTTGAATTAAACACGTTAGCTGCGCTGGTACTTGATGTACCCACTGTGGCGCCTGTAGTGTTAATCACATCTGCTATAGTAAGTTTAGAACTCCACTGTGGTTCGGTACCGGTACTGGTCATTACGGTATCAGCGACATCAATATTTAGAGTATTAAGAGTTGTTGCTGCGCTGGCATACAACATATCGCCGATACCATAGCTAGCAATATTAGTTCCGCCTCGATTAACAGGCACATTACTGGTCAAGTTGCTGGGATTTAAGAAATAGCTCGAATCATAGGTATCAAGTGTACCTGCATCAATAACACCTGCTTTGATCAATACCTGTCCTGCAGACAGGCTATCTCCGGTGCCTACGCTAAACTGTGTAGTATTGAAACTAGCCACACCTGTGGTAGAATATCCTCCAGCGCCCCCAGTCTTGTCTGCTTTGGCTACGTCGAATGTTAGGTCTCCGTAGAACGGGCTAGAACCTGATCCTGTGATTGACAGCACACTGTCTACGGCAATTTGTGCGCTTTTTACCGCTGTAGCCCAGGTTGAATCTCCCCTTAGGAACGTTGAGCTATTGGCTGTACCTGTGGCTAATCTTGATGTCGCTATAATACCTGAAATGATGTTGCTGGCATCAATATTCGTGGTTACCAGGCTGTTCCAATTATCACGAACTGTTGAGCTAGTATTAACCGTTCCTATAGCCTTGATAGTGGCGTTGGTTAATGTGATGGTACCTGTGCCCACGGCAGTGATATTTGCTTCGCTAAGGGTGATACCTGCGGTACTGTTTAGAGCATCTGCACGCAGTGGATGTATGGTAAAGCTATTAGTGGTCACACTACCTACAAACCAATAGGTGTTTTCTGTGATCTGTACAGCGTCCACTGAAGGTAAGTTACTGCCTTTGATCCTAAATGCATCTCCAGTCAAGAATCCATGCGCTGGAAATGTCAATGTGTTTTTAGTAGTATCAACGACACGCCTAGTCAGTGTATGACCTGCTCCTGTAGATGTTGCAAGTGCTATGATAGTGGCAAGATTATAAGCAGTATAAAGTTCAACAGTCGTAGAATTGATAACTTTGACATAATAAACATTATTAGTTATTAGTCCCCCGACCGCGGGATCTACTCCAGGATTGTACTGCACTGGATCACCATTGGTAAATCCGTGTGCTGCTAGGGTTGTGATCCTGTTTAGAAGAGTATCAACACCACCTCCACTGCCTGTTGACGTTGCATCAAAAGTAGCAACTACCGTGGTTGTAGCAGTACCAGTTAATACTGTGCTAGAATTGTGTTCAATAAGATCAGGAGCGCCATTGGTAGCGACGAACGTCTGCCCTCCTAGAAGATTCATGTATATGCGTTTTTCAACTGCGCTGACTGTGATTTGGAATCCAGATCCGCCTCCGCCTAGATATGTATTGCTAGCAGAAAGAGTGTTGCTGCCGCCTGTGCTAGAATAATTCGCGCCACCGAATACTACATCTACGTTAGTAACTGCACCTGCTGCTACAGTGATATCTGCTAGAGCACCTACGCCGCTACCTGTAACATTGGTCAATGGTACGCGAGTATATGTGCCATTAGTATAACCGCTACCTCCAGTTAACCCTGTTAAGTTATTGACTGCGGTAATAACTCCCGGTCTATACTCAGTAAATTCTCCTTGGCTTAGAGAGTCAGCTGCTGTGATAACCGATCGCACGGTACCTGTTTCTGCGGATGGTGCGAAGAATTTTAATGTAGCTGTGGTAGTAGCTGCTACAGTGGAAGCTGCAGGAAATGTTATAGTAAAGGTCCTTGGATCAACAGCCATATTAACTGTGGTAATCTTTGAACCTTTTGGTATGGTACCACCCGTGTCAAATACAAATTGACCTGTGGCTATAGTGCCGGACAAGCCGGCCGCGGGCACGCTGCCAGTCATCGTGGTCACGGCTGCTGCACCATCTAGAGTAGCAGTAGCGGTAGTGTCAGCTGCGGTGGCACTGTCTGCGGCTATATTCGAATAATAAAATTCTGTTGAACTGGTTACTGTGACATATTCTGTATCATCATAACTATCAGTACCGGCATCAATCTTAACAGCATTGCCTGTGGAAAAATTATGTGCAGCAGTAGTAGTTAGATAAACTTCATTATTATATCTAAATGCTGAGCTGATTGAGCCGGCGGTATAAGTTGGAGAGCTGGTAGGATCTAATATCAGATATTGACCATTGGTTGATGCTCTTAGGAAGTAGTTAGAGCTTGAACTAGAAGCTACTGTAGCGACACTGACGGTAACCGTGGTGTTAGTGTCGCTAGGAGTTCTATCTCCGGCGATGATCAGTGTGTCGGCACCTGTGGTAAATGCTGTATTAAATGTGCCAAATACACTGCCTACAATGATGCTGGTAGCACTGGTATAACTAGATTTCAATATGCCGCTGGCACCGCCGTAGTAGATCGTTCCTTGAACTGTGGCAGTACCAGGATTGATGTTAGAAAATACTTCAAAACTACCGGCGCTGCTGCGATCCACCAGCCAAACACCGTTGTATGCTGAAGGAGTAACGCCTTCTAAGAGCACATATGTGTCTTTGGTCACGGTAATTGCGCCGCTGTGTGTAACTGTGAAACTATTCGCGCCGCTGGTAATAGCGGTAGTCGCAGTATTACCGACAGTCTGTATGACGGTAGCACCTACCGAAGCAGTGACAGCAGAGCTGATGGTCAGTTCTTGTTGCTGGAAGTTTTCAGTGGCGATATCTCCAGCCAATATATCGCTGGCTGGTATATCATTTACCTGCGACAATCGACTGTCTAGACCGCTGGAACTAAAGTTAGTAAAACTACGGCTAGTAGGAATCAAATCTGCGTTGATCTGTCCGTTTGAATTTAACTGTACTAGAGATCCCGGTACAGCATTAGTGCTGACGTTTTTATCTAGAACATTGCCCAAACGATTCTGAGCAAAGCTATAGACTGCTAGTTGGGTGCTGATGCGGCTGTCTTTAGGACCTCCAGTTTCATTTTCACCTAAGTCGACGTCTGTGCTGATAGTTTCAACTGTAACTCCGCCTACACCCAGGCGCAGCACGTCTAAGGTATCAACTGTGATCTTGTTCGTAAACGTTACGTTACCAGTCCTGTTAAAGGCAGTGATAAATGTCCCGACTTTAAAATCACCTAGCTCGTTGGTTCCTGATGTATAAACTCGACCAGCGTTCTGTGATACTTGTTCGTATTCTGGAACAGTCTGACCACCGTTCTGAGGCAATGCATTATAATCTGTGCCCGATCCTGCATATTCCCAGGTATGCGCAGATGAGTTGGTAATACTGGGCCTATGGAACCAAATCTTTTTACCCGGGAGTGTAGCTGTGCTGGTAAATGTTCCTCCTGTGATAGTTGGAAGGATTTGAAATCTAGCGCCATAGAGATCTGTTCGAGATGCTACAGAACTCACTGTGTATGATACACCTATACCGTTTCGTGTCACGATAGTGCTTGCCGCTGCAAATTGATTTCTAGTTTCAGTAAGACCAATGGTAACTTTGTTTATAGAAACTACTAATTCTCTAGTGCCGGCATTATAGCTGTAAACATAAGCATTATTGGGAAATCCGCTGGTCAATCCTGTTAAAACATCTCCGGCAACAAATGTGTAACCGCTAGGACTTCCTAATGCTAAAGTTAAAGTTTGAAAAGTGTTATGTGTTTCAATGACTTCTCCAACAAACATTTCATAATCTTGTTTACGAAGTTTTTGTGTGCCTAAACCAACAGCAAGAATGTCAACATCTCTAGTTAAGCTGTCGTCATAGGCAAGACTGAATGTGTTTAATGTTAAAAATTTAATATAAAATACATCACCATTAAAAATTCCGCCTAGTTCTGTTCCACCGTTGCTGTCGTAGGTAACTGCATCACCATTGTTAAATCCGTGACCAACAATGGTAAAAATATTTGTTCCTGCATTGACATCGGTAGCAGCATCAAAATTTACTTCAAGGAAACTAAGAAGATTGCTTTTATATGTGCTGGTAAGATCGGCGTTAGTGCTTGGATCATATATTCTAACCACAAATTCTTCAACTGGACCGTCGGGTCTACTAAAACCGAATGCTGTTATAGTCTGTATGCTTCCGACAGTACCTGTCGTACCTATATAACCTTGATCGAATGCAAATACATTTGGACTGTATCCGTTAGATCTTAGTGCATATACACCAAAGTTTGTGGCAGAGTTAGTGATAGAACAATAACCTCCGCTTTGTGTGTAGCAGCCGTTTAACATGAAAATCTGGAAGCAGCTAACGATCTGTACGTAAGCATCGTTGATAACACGCCATCCTGTACCACCAAAGCTTAACATAGTAAAGGCATTGGCAACCATCGACTTTCCTTGTTCAGGTGCCGGACCACTTACAGGATTTTCTGCTTCTATCTGATTAGTGGGAGTATTAGGTGTAACAACCTTTGATCCGTCAACTAGTACACCATTACCTCCTAAGAAACTAATCAATGAACAGTTTTGAATATATGGAGATTGGCTGATTAAAGGCTTAGTTGTAGGTAAGTATGTATAACCTACTCTAGAACAATTAATATCTAAAGGGTCATCAAATGCTACAGCATAAGCAAATGTATAGCTAGGCACGCCGCTGGCTAAACCGTCTCGAAAGGTAAATTCTCCAAAATAGCAACCATTTCGTACACGTAATAAATCTAATCCTGGATTCAGTGGACGGATATTAACCGAACGTAAGCTATCGCCTTTCACGGTAACATTGTCAGGAACGATGATGGGATTATCGATATAATAATCGCCAGCACCTACGATGACGTTTACTCGAGTCCCGTTGACTGCGCTGCCTGAAGTATAGACCAATCCGGACGCTATTTGTAACGCACGTTTAATAGTTAGCACTGGTGCTGTAATACCATCATTGCCATCATTACCTTTGGTTGCTGATACATAGACTCGATTGCTACCGAAAGTATCGGCGTCTGTCCAATTTAATTGTCCGGATCCGTCGGTTCTTAATATCTGATTTAACCCACCTGTGGCAGTAGGTAATGTCAGTGTATAATTTCCTGCTAGGCTGTTAGGTGCTTTGATACCTGCAAAGTTAGTGCCGCTGCCTGTGGCTTCTTTCATTTGCAGCGTTTTAGCGTTTTCAATGGCAGTGTTTTGTGTTAAGCTAACTTGTGTGCTGGTTAACGTGGCCACAGTGGTGCCGTCTGCTACTGCGGTGATTGTACCGTCAGTGCCGGTGTCTGTGACAGTAACTTCTGTATTATTTTTAAAAATTGTCGATGTAATATCTAAGATGCTGTTGTCATCTTTTTTTACATAAACTTTACCGTCTGCGGTGTTGAGGGCAAATTCGCCCGCATCGAGTTGTCCGGCTGTTGGTGCTGTGCCAGCTACGCCGCTTCGTTTGTGTCTAATTTTTGTTGCCATGTTATCATCCTATATAGGTACGGGTCAGGCCTTTCGGCGCCCTGCGGGTCAAGTCTTACGACGCCCAATTAATAACTTCCGCCGTCAATCACGTCAGTCCATGTAGGTACGTTGCTGCCATCGGTTGTCAATATTCCATAACTTGTTGTTGCATTACTACCTGGATTGCTTGCTGCTGTTACTAGCAATCCGCTGGTATTATTTCCGTATATAACTCCATTAGTTGTAAAACTGCTTTGTCCTGTACCACCGTACTGGACTTCTAGGTCCGTGGTCAGCGTTAATGTTTTGATATTTACTGTTGATCCAGTTCCGCCAAGATTTAGCGTGCTGGCACCGCCACCACCGATGTTAACAGTACCAGTGGTTACATTGTTAAACAAGTCAACAGTACCCGTTGTTACATCGCTGGTTACTGTTACTGTTCCTGCTGCTGTTCCAGAAATCTTTAGCTGATTGCCTGTGATAGCACCGCCGATATCTACCAGTGTAGCAGCACTGTTGTTGTCACCTAAGTTGATAGTTCCGGAGCTAGCGATATTAGTTGTTCCAGTCAAGCTAGTCAATATGTTAGCTGTACCGGTGGTTACGTCTGTGGTTAAGTTTATAGTACCGCCAGTGGTTCCTGCTATCTTGACTGTGTTACCGCTATTGGTGCCGCCAAATGTTAATGTGCTAGCGGATGCTGCTGTTGTTGCGATATTAATTGCTGTAGCAGCTCCCAAGACGTTGCCTGTAGTTGTTGTGGCATTTAATAAATTGAACGTAGTTTGATCTGTAGTAATGTCGCCGCCCTTGACTTGCAGATCACCGTCGACAACAAGATTATTATTAACGTTTGTAGTACCTGTGGCTGCACCAATTTCTAAGATTGTTGCTGCTCCAAATGCATTAACGGTAGTAGTTGTGGTGTTTAATAAATTAACCGTTGCTTGATTACTGCTAACTGTAGTACCTTTAATTTCTAAGTTACCATTTATATTAGTAGTGCTGGTAGTATGCGCGATATTAATCGTAGCAGCATTGAGGAATGCATTGATTGTGGTAGGTCCATCATCGCCGATGCTGTTTTTATCGTCACGATTTAATAGATTAAAAGTTGTAGCAGTGCTGTATAAATCTCCGCCATTAATTCCAACATCACCTGTGAATGTTATGTTTGCACCTGCAACTGTTGAATCACCTAAACTTACTTTGTTTAGATATCTGTTTTCTACGTAATTAGCTACAGCTTCTTGTGTCGGTACTGTGTTTACATCTTGGAAACCAGTGCTGGCAATAAGATTAGCATTGTTACTGACTTCTCTTAACTGCACGCCTACAGGAACACCATTGCGTTTGAATGGTCCTATGGCTGCTAGGCCCGATAAGTTGATATTTTCAGCGTCAATGCTAACTTCACCTGTTAGGGCATTTACAGTGAAAAACTGACCGATTCTATAATTTCCAACCTGATCGCTGGTAACTGTAAAGCATTTACCATTGTTGATTTCAATGCGTTCTTTCGTTGGATCCGGTTCTCCGCCAAAGAATGGTAAAGCGTTATAGGTCACCCCGGCGCCTACATATTCTAACGCTGTTCCTCCAGTTGATACAGTTGACACATTATGGAATCTCACATTAGTACCTAATGCAACAGTCTGTATCGGAGGGAATGTATAAACTTTACAACTACCGCCGTAGGTATTATTTAGGAAATCGATAGCACCATCTTGTATAGCTTGTTTTTCATCTAAGACAGCCAATCGTTCGACATTTAAAATAGGATCTCCGTTGGCGTATTCTGGTTCTGATCTAGGATCGGGTACGTAACCAGTACCGTGATCTATCACGTCTATAACTATCTGTAACAAATCTTCAGCTTCGTTTCCTGGCCCCAATGGATCAACAGGAATACCCAGAGGCAAGCTAGTGTTTTGTAAAACTGTGTTTCCTGTTGTTGGAGTTATAAGAATATTTCTTGTTATGTTTCCAACTATAGTTTTCCAATATTCATAGGTTGCCTGTGTTTCTTCGATTTCTCCTGCTATGACGCTGCCTTCTGCATATGAAAGTGCTGCGTTAATAGTTTGGATGTTACCTTCATAGGTTAAATCGTAGGCCAGCGCATCGATGATATAGCCTACATCTCGTCTACAGGTAGCTACATCATAAATCAATGCAGGATAGTTTTCTGCTATCCAGTATTCTAATTCTGTTTGTATAAAGTTTTTATTAGCTAACAATATCACAGCAGCTTCATAATAACCAGCACGTCTAGGACTAGTAGGTGTATTGGTCACAGACGGAGCAGTTGAAATTCCAAGATTTATGATATTGTTTACTGTATTAAATCCATTCGTTATCGCAGTCTGCATGTTTGAATCGGCGGTATAGGTCAAGGCTAAATTTCTAGCTTCTTGGAGACCTGCGATAGTTTGAGATTTTTGTAGGCTAGTGACTTTGCTAGAGTAACTTCTCAGATAAGATAATCCAGCAAAAACTGTAGCGTGGTTGGTTCCTAATACAGCATCACCTAATACAGCATCTAAGATATATCCTATATCTCTACGGCATTTCTGTTCATCATAAGAAAAAGTAAACGATTCGTCTGTTACTTGAGAAACATAATATCCAACTTCATATCCCGTGATAGGATCAATTTCTCCTATGAGCATCACGCTACCGATTTGAGGTTTGTTTGCTAGATCATAGACTTCGATGAATTGATTCTTTGCAAGATTAGCTAGAGCAGTAGCACCGTTAGCCGGCGTGATGCTGACGTTAGGTTGGAAATCATAACCGCTACCTGGATCTGTTACAGTGATAGCATTAACTATACCTAAGATAGGATCGATGCTGGCTACAGCAGTAGCTTGTACACCGCCTGGTGTGGTTGGTGGATCTATGAATATGGTAGGAGCTACAGTAAATCCGCTACCAGAAGTTACTACAGTAATGCTGCCTACTTCGGAATAATAATCTTGATTGGTTTCGGCCGTGGTATAAGGATCTAGATAATAACCATCTGCTACAAAGCCTTCTGTACCAAAATCGATAACAGAGTTTGAAAGGCTTAGATATCCGCCTTTGCTTGCGTAAAAAGCCTTGGAGCAAAATACCGAGAAACAAGATACGATCTGCATATAACCAAAATTGGTAATATGGAATCCGACACCGCCTTGGGAAACCTGTGTAAACGCATCGCCTACCATAGATTTAATCGGACTCTGTGAACTGTATCGATCACCGTCTACTAAAATTCCTCCACCACCACCTTCGATGTCTATGCCATAGACATTTACCTGTAAAGGATCGATTTCATCATCTCGTAAAGGTCTAGGTCCAGTGACCATCGTTGCATTGAGATCGGGCTGTTCGGTCTGGAATGGCAACCATTCGACTCCGTTGCGCATCCAAGGTCCGTTGATGTTAGAACAATTTTGTATATAAGGTGATGTATCTACGATAGCATCGCTGTCTATGGCTACAGTATAAGCAGGTGCTGCTAATCCTTTGAATACTATGTTGGCTATATAGTTTGCGCTGTTTACTAAAAACAAATCAGGTGCATATTTTACTTTACCAGTGGCAGGCGTGCTAACAATATTAGTTCCTGCCTGGCGATAAGTTATTTGATTTGATGCAGGTACAGCATAAATGTTCACATCGGTTTCGTCAACGGAATCATTTGAACACCGTACTCGGATCCTGTCGTCGGTGCTCAAACCGTGAGGAGCAGAAACAGTGATAGTAGTTAAATTATTAGTCCGTACGATGTTGGTGATATCAAAACTTACTGGTCCGTTAGCTGGGCGGACGATAGTAGTTCTAAGACTGTCACCTATGACAGAAACTTTTGGTGGAACTCTTAAGGGATTATCTTCAAAGTATTCTCCGCTGCGCACATAGATAGTGGTACCTTGCTGTGCTTCTTCTAGAGCAGATTTTAAAGTTGCTTTGGCCTGGAGCGGCCCTTCTCCTAGCCCATCGTTGTTGTCGTTTCCGTCTACAGTGACGTACATTACATTAGTAACTTCAGGTCCTGGAATAGCACCCCCGATGATGTCTAAGTCACCACGGATGGTTACCCGTTGCGTAGGGTTTAATTCAACATTTCCAGATGCAGTTTGAAGGACTGTTGCATCTAAAACATTTGATAAATTTAAATTCTGTCTACGAAGATATTTCATAATTAAATTATTACATAGCTCACTGTTACACTTACTTGGGTAGCATTCGTTGTAGTAGCCCAGATACGATCTCCTGGACTTAAAACTAGTCTTTCTGCTGAAAAGGTAAAGGTATCGTTGGCATCAACAGGAACTTGTTTAGCTACTATATTTGTTGTGCTGGTTGTGTCTCCGCTCTTTACCACATATATGTCAAGGAATTGTCTTCCGATGGTATCATCTAAAGGATCGGGAGTGTTGAGATTGCAAAAGAACATTACTGTAACGGCTAGATCCGACGCTGAACTAGGACTTATCGCTAACGGAACATTGCTTAAATTTGTGCTTTGAATTGCCATTTTTTATCCTTATAGTATCAATGAATAAAGCAAAGCTTTAGTCTTACTGATCAGTTCGTCGTTGGTTCCTAGAGTATTTACAAAATACAGTCCTGTACCTCCTGTTCCTGGCACATTTGTCGAGTAAACTTTTACATAACCTATCGGTGTGGAAGGAATAGAAGCCTTATTTGCTAAATTTAACACGCTGTCGACTAATATATTGTCATTAGAAACATTAGAAATATTATTATTTTTAATTCTAATGTTATCTACAGTCAACGCATTATTATTGATAATAGCTCTTTGTGCTCCGTCTATTTCAAAAGTAATTTTGCTTACACCACTAGTGTCAAAATCATAGGTTTGTACTTTGGTATCGTTTTCAAATATTTTATTTGTGTCAGAACTTGCGGTCGCATTGTTTACATAATTTATCAATGCCAACATGTTCGGAACATAGTCGTCGTTTTTAACGGGATTTGGTTTTACTATTCCGCTGGCGCTTCCTGGAGGACCTAAAATAATATTTGGGCCTGCTAGAGTGTAGGTAAATGAATTAGCAGTAGGCGTGCTCGAAATCAAAATATATGTACCATTGATCGATGAATTGCTGATACAACTTACATCGACATGATTTTTTCCTGGTACTAATGGATCTAAACCAGGAACAACATTTTCTAAAGTAGTGACAGTTACCACTCCTCCCGTTCTTTGTATTTGGCTGATAGTGTAGGTTATTCCGATTAAGGCATAATCTAATACATTTTCTTCGTAGTCAGTTGTGCCTTCTACGGTAATTACACCGTTACCACCACCGATTAAAGTAAGATTATCACCTTTGGTAGTGATCTTGTTTGTGGCTATTGCTAATAAATCTTCATCAGCATTCCTAAATACCCAGGTCTGTTCAGTAGGAGAACCTGGTGTAGGAACGATATCCCAATCTTCGTAGAACAGTAATGAAACGTCTCCGTCAGGTGCCGACCCTCTGCTAATTTGAAATCCGGAACTGTCTTCTCCATTCCATGGAGTCACTCCAGGTCCTGGTTCTCCTCTATTTAGATAGATAATATTGTCATCTATTTCTAAGGTTTCAGATTTTACCGTAGTAGTATTACCTGCAACATACAAGTCACCGGTGATTCTAACTTCTCCCTGTGCGCCAACGAGTCCGCTAGGATTAGTATCGAGTACGATATTACCAGGAGTTGTTGTTGATCCAACGACTACTTTATAGTCGCTGCCTTGGACTCTTAGTACTTTAGACATTATCTACATTTCCAAATTAATAATTAGGCATTAGAAATCTTAACAGAAGTGTTTAATACTGCTGTGTCTAACACCCAAGGCACTGATTGTGGAAGACCTCCTACTAATGGAAACTGTGATCCGCTATCAGGGACAATAACTGCGCGATGAGCTGTTAATTTTGTAACATAGTATGTGTCTCCGTCACTGTCAGTAGCAACAATGTTTGCTTCTCCGGCAGCATCAACTGCATCACTTTGAAGTTCAACTACACCCTCGTTTGTACCATCAGTTACAAGATAACGACGAGCTCCCGTTTGTTTAATAATATCAAGAGCAATTGTAGAACCTGCAACAATTCGGCCAGTTATCGTGATTGCATTTTCTTTTGCTGAGGTTAATACAGAAGTACCTGTAACAGATTCTGTAAATGTTGGAGCGGCGTCTGCGGTATCAACGTATCCAGATCCTGCGGCCGTGATCACAACTGCTTTAGCACGGAAAGTGATAGTTAGTGTACATCCGTCACCTGCTACGCTGTTGTCAGTGGTCGCTTGAGCTCCGCTCGGCAAGGCTTCAAAACTACCGCGGCTTGCGCCGGTTCCAAAATCAACAGTTAAAACTTCTCCGCCGGTGTCAACTGTTGCAACACGAAAAATAGCACTTCCGCCGGCTGTAGTTACTGTTAACAAATCTCCAACTACGTAATCTGTACCTGCGGCTGTTGCAACAGCAGATAATGATTCAGATGTAACTGTACCTGTCGCTGTTGTACCTGTTGGATTTGTTGGTGCCGAAAAAGTTACTGTGGGTCTTACAGTATAACTACCTAGTGTACCTAATGTTACACTGGCTACACCTTCACCGCCGATAGTTGGAGTGTTTCTGTTACCAAAATATTTCTTGTTCAATGGACGTCCCATTTGTTTTCTCCTTTAAGTGACGTTCTAGGTCTACGCAGCGGGTTACTGCATAAGTCTGACATCATGTCAGTTCTTCTTTTAGACTATATATTTATCAATCATAAAAAAAGGGCACCGAAGTGCCCTTTTGAACCTTATAATACAGGGTTTCTTGATTAGCTAAACTTAACCTTAGCAGTAGTAACTGCAACTTTGCCTAGGTAGTCAGCAGCGTTACCAAGAGACGAAGCTGTGTTTGACAACTCAACATAACCATAACGTGTCATAAAGCTCACGACTGGTTCAAATGTTGATGGATCAAGCACAACACCGCTACTCATCAATGGAATGTATGGGCAGTAGAATGCTGCGGCATCACTCTCTGAGCCACCTTTGTAACCAATCAACACATCGTCACTGGTCTGATATGTGTTAACATAGATCTTCATAGCATTGTTTAGAGTACCAACGAACTTGGTGTTTGTCGGTGCTTCGAATGTGCCTTCTGTTGTGCGAGCAAAAGCAGAAGTTGTGGCGCTCTGAAGGATTGTTAATGCTGTGGGGCTAACAACAGCCCAGTTACCAGCACCGCGACGTGTACGCTGAGCGATCAAGTTAGCAACACGGTTGATTTGAACAGCTAGTGCGGCATGCTCATCACCAACAAATGTAGCAGTACCAGAAACAGCGCTTTGATCGTATGTTTCTGAAGCTGCGCCAGCTAGTGTGCTTAGAGAAGCTAAAACTTCTTGATCAATTTCAGCAGTAATTTCTTGTGCTAGTGCAGCCATGATTTCTGCTTCGATGTCAATGCCTTGTTGGGCTTGTGCATCTTGTGCAGCCTCAAATGTCCAGCGAGCAGACAATTTACGTGTCTTTGCTTCAACTGTTTGCTTGAGGATCTGGATGCTCATTCTGTTACCAGCAACACCTTCTAAAGTAGCTGTGTTAGAAGCTTTAGCAGGACTAGCTTCGTTACCAGAATAAGCTTCAGCGATCTTGAACGGGCTGAATGCTTCTTCACCAGCTACAACTCCAGCGCCTGCACTGGTGTCAGCATAGCGAACACGCAGAGTATGGATTTGACCAACTGGACCAGTCATTGGTTGAACGCCAACTAATTCGTTAGCGATAACTGTGGGCATAACTCGACGGATTACTGGAAGAATCACGCGATTTAATGTTGCGACGTTACCAGCAGAAGTTGCGCCAGCTGTGGCACTTTCTGCAAGATACTTGCGGGTGTTTTCTAATGTTACAGCCATTGTGGAACGCTTGGTGCCTTGTAGGCCTTCTAGTAGGGCTTCCTTGGTCTCGTTCCAACGGCCTGTTAGTAGTTCAGACATTTAAATGTTCTCCTTAAATTTTTAAACCAGCGAGCTTTCGAATATCGATTATATTCGTATCAGTCTCGCTACTACTTACGCTGTTAGGAATTTTATTTCCTGTTACTTCTTTAGCCTCTACTAGTGCCTTACGTTTTTGTGGAGCTTCTCCAGCGATCACAGCTGGTAGATATTTGTCAAAGCTAATACGTAACTTTGATGTCTGAACACTTTCAAGCAGTTCGGTCATGATAGCTTTTTGGTCTTTGGCCAAAGGAGCGATCAGTTCCGAGATAACTTCTTGACGTTGTTTGCTCTCCACTAGAGCCTTGATTTCTTGTTCTTTGCGTTCTGCGAGTTGGCGTGCTTGTGCGGCATCATTTTTAGCCGTGGCTAATGCCAACTCTTTCGCGTCTATGACTTTGAGCAATTTACTTGTTTCTGATTTTTCACTCAGATAACTTGTTTGATATTCGCTGGCAAAAGCTTCAAACAACTTACGACCAAAGTCGTTTCGACGAGCAGTTTCGATATCTTCTTTTAGTTGTCCGATCTCTGTTGACAGAGTTTTTTCAACTGTGGATTCTACCAATTGTGCTGCACGTTGAATAAATTGTTGTTTAATTTTAGCAAATGCTTCTTTGCCTTCACGAATCAAACGCACCTTAGTTTCTGCAAGATCTTTTTTATCTGTATAGAATTCTGCGATTTCTTGTGCTAGAGCTTCAACAACAAACTGTTCGAGTTTAATAAACTTTTCAGCCATTGTTTTTTGATCTTCATGCAACTCTTTGACTTCAGATGCTAGTTGACGGACTACAAATTCTTTCATCTTTTCTGCATCTTTTTTAGCCTTCATCATAGCCTTGGCTTTAGCTTCGGCTAGTTGCTCTCGATCTTCTACGAATTGAGCAATTTCTTCGCGTAGTTGGTCTCCTAACATGCGATCAACAGCTTCAACCATGATCTGTTTATCATGTTCGTAGCGTTGTGCGAATTCTTCGCGTAACTGTTGAGTTACTTGATCACGATTTTCTGTGATACGACGTTCCCAAGCAGATTCAATTTCGTCTCTAACTTCTTCTGAAATCACATTGTTTTCGTACAGAGATTTTAGTGCTTCCAACATTTGTGATTCTCCTCTTTATTGGAGTCCACCTATTATTCTTAATAGGCTTTCTTTTAAATAATACTGTGCTTTAGGATCTCCTTGCACTTCCTTCGCTATGCGCAGGTTACTATATCCACCTCGGGTATTCATAAGGTGTTCATAGATTGGTGTAGGATATGCTCCAGGAGCACTGGGTTGAGCTACCACATCCACTGTGATAATCTCAAAATCAGACACTTCTCCGGAACCGTCCTCTCGAACGTTTCCGGATCCGCGTGAACTGACTCCTAATTTCACTCCGCTTTCTAACATGGATTTCACCAGTTGTCCCATCGGAGTTGGTAGGATTTTTAATTTACCATAACCGTTAGGGCCGTCCATCCACATTTCTGTGATCATATGGCTTACACGGTCTAGGTTGATTCTTAGGTCGTCTGGATGATCAACTTCGCCTAGAACTGAGTATCCTCCTGCAATCTGATCGTTAAGAGTCTTGACAGCCTGGCCAATTTCATTGACAGGATAAACTCGCTGATTTTGATTCCTAACGCCGCCCTGGATGCAGATTCCTTTCATATAAAGGTTCTTACCGCCGTCACGGTCGTCGGATTCAACGATCATTCTTGCTTGATCGAAACTCAGGTTTTCGCGTAGATAATTCATCACTTATACCTTGTTACCTGGCACGATTCGGAGCGCCGTTGATTGGGGAGCTTGCGCTCTTATCTCCATTGTCTCCTGTGCCTTTCTTTTCAGCACCGTGTCCGGGTTCTTTTTTCTTAAATGCTGTTTTACCAGCATTTCCTCCTGGAACATTAATATTGCCGAAATTCTCTTCTTTAGTGAAAGGATTCAATAATCCGCCTTTGGTGCCTTCACCTTTGGCTTCTCCACCCTTTGCGATATTTGCAGTCGTGCCGCCCATATCATTCTTACCTGCTACGATAGACTTGGTATTTACACCATTATCACCGCCTTTGGGATTTGTTACTTTTTCAATGTATTCTCTCATGAAATTGTCGCTGACGTCAAAGCTGTCTTTAACGGGCTCATCCATATCCATGCCCATTTCATCGTCCATGCCCATTTCATCGTCCATGCCTTCTTCATCGGACATTAGTTTTTCAAATTCTGCTTTGAGTTCGTCTAAGGCATCTTCTAGATCAACAACACGATCTTCGATATCGTCGTCACTGTCCATGTCTCCATCATCGTCGCTTTCGATGTCGCTCATGAAATCGTCTGTGGCATCCCCACCGACATCATCGCCTTTTTCATCTTCGCCTTCTGCAAAATCAAAATTTTCGTCTACTTCTTCATCATCTTCTGTAGATTCATCTACTTCTTCCTCGTCTTCTTCTGCAGATTCAGTAAAATCTTCTGAAAGGATTTCTTCGTAGATTTCACGCGATTTTTCAACTACTAATTGATGGAAAATTTCTTTGGCTTTTTCTTGCTCATCGGCAATAAGGTGCTCGAGCATCTGCTCGAATTTTGATCGATCAGTCATGTTTTTCTCCTGTAATGTGTGCAAGGCTGTCAAATATATTTACTTAATTATGTAAAATATATGCAGAAATGATTGGATTTTAAGGTATTTTTAAATTTTACGCAGCAGGCTGCGGCGGAGGCATGTACATTTGCTTTACAAATTCCAATTCTTTTTCTTGTTCTAAGATATGTTGTTCACTGGCTTTTCTTAGCTCATTAACCTGCTTTAGAGTTAATCTTGTTTTTCGTGTATCATCTTTTTTCAAAGATGTAGAATCTCTGCTAGGATTATATCTCATATCGCTAGCCGCAGCTTTAGCATCAGAGTCTATGTAAAATAATTCTCTTAATATCATGATGTAATATTTATGCTGCTGGCGGTGTTGCTGGTGCTGCTGGTGCTGCAGGCGCGGCTGGTGTTCCGCCGGCTTCTGCTCCAGCAGCTGGTGTTTCCATTCCTTCCGGTGCAGCAGTATCAGTCATTGCACCAGTGTCAGCTTCTATGCCTGCTTGACTTATACCTACTCCTCTCATTTCTCCGCTGGCGTCTGTTATTTGAGATCCAGATTTCCCATTTTCTTCAGCCCATAAGCGTTCGTTTTCTGCCATTTCTTCTTCGCTTAATCCTAGGAAACGTTTTAACGCAAATCGTTTGCTCACGTATGGAGTTTGAGAAATAGTTCCATAGGTGTTAATTCTTTGATTATCAAGCTCTGCTTGACGATAAGTTGCAAAGTTCTGCGGAGGTTGGAATTTTAACTCAAACAAACTAGAATCAATGTTGAGTCCTCTATCATAGAGATAAAGTTTAAATTCTTGGTCGAATATATCCTGCATCAGACTTTGTAATCTCATACAATAATTATTAAAACGTAATTCCTGGATATATGCTGTACCAACTCTGCCATCGTTATACTGCGCTTGACTATCATCAGCACCTGTTGGTAGATAACTGCTAGGAATTCTTAAACCACGGAATAGTTTGTTAGTAAAATATTTTAAATCATCAATCTCGCCGAGATTCGTACCCCCCGGCAGTGTTTCAACTTTACTTCCTCGACCTTCTGCTGTTGTTGGAAAGAAATAATCTTCATTGATAGATAAAGGATTATATGCACTGTCAATTACATTAGTACCGCCACCGGTTGCACTAGGTATCCGTCTTTGATGTATTTCATTTTTTACCCTTTCAACAAAACTCATAGCCAAGTGACTGGGCATATTTCCTACATCGATATAGAAAATACGTCTTTCTGGAGCACGTTGAATACGATAGATTAGGATAGCATCTTCTAACAGTTCTTTTTGTTTAAAAACTTTAAAGACATTTTCTAATAGACTGTTACCAAATGGAAAGTTATTATCTAATCCCTCTGATAAACTCAGATGTATTACATGTTTGGCATCTACGGCCAACTCATTTTGTAACATTTCAAATCGACTACCGCTAGAACTTGATGCAGGATATGCACCTACCATACCTCTAGCTGCTTGGCCTCCTGCCACATAAGCAGTGCCGCGATTATTTGTATTAGTAGTGTTAGGATTGATAGTTGTTACTACTAGATCTTGGAAGTTAGGATTTAAATCACGTATGACATATTGTTCAGGTTCTTTACCTTCGCTTTCGTTAACGATAATCTTAACAATCTTAGCAGGATCGATATAGACCCATTTTTTATTCTCAGGATCTCTAATAAAAAAGCAATCTCCATATTTGAATGTATTACGTATTATACGAAAAATTCGTGTTTCAAATTGTTGTAATTTAGTCCATTGTTGTAGATACTCTCGCAGGATAGCGATTTCGCTGTTAGTGGCTTTACTTTTAAAAAACATATGGAAAGGCGTGCCGTTTTCTCTATTTTTTTGGCTAGAAAATTCAGCTAGGATATCTAATGCTGCATTGACTTCTGAATCCATGTCCATGGTATCATATTGCAGATATCTCTCGATACGATTCGGTGCACCTGTATATACATCTGGTAAGAAGCTAGAATAATTTTTACGGGCAGGGCCAGCTTGATTTCCACCTAATGTGCTAACAGTCGATGGCGCTGTATTAACTTTTACAGGTGTGAAATATTTTCGCCATGACATATAAAATTCTCCAATTTAACTACATTCTATCGTAGATGTTTGAACTATTAGATTTAGTTGCGCTGATTTGCTTACGTCCAAGATCTTCATTTTGACTAATTAATCGTTCCATCCTCATATTTAACTGATCTAAACTTTTAACTACGTCGTCTAGGCTAGCATTATTTTGACTGCCTGCAGAGGCTGTTTGCGTTGTTGGCTTCGAGGCCTGTGCTTGTCCGGCGGTTGTTTGTTGAGAGGGTTGATTCTGCTGTGATTGCGCACGCACCGCAGCAGGTACTGTAGCTGCATTATTTTTAATAGCCTGCCCAAATCCTGGAAGATTGATAGAATTTAAATCAACTGCAGGAGTTGACGGTTTGCTACTGATCGTGGTATCAATCGTTGAGCTAATTCCTCTCAATAATTCGTTAGGATCAAAACTTTGCGGATCAACGCTCTGCTGCGTTATCGAACCTTCGAGATTACCGAATTCATTGTCTATATCTTGTACTACTTTGGCCATAGTATCTTCAAAATCACCAAACGCATCAGCTGGAATTTCATCTGCTGAGCCAAGATTTCCAAATTCAGTGTCTATATCTTGTACTACTTTAGCCAAGACATCTTCAAAATCACCAAACGCATCAGCTGGAATTTCATCTGCTGCACCGAGATTGCCGAACTCGGTGTCTATGTCTTGAGATACCCTGGCCATGGCGCCTTCGAGATCACCGAATTCTGTATCTGCAGAATCTTCAGATACACGTTTCATGGCCCCTGCTAGATCTCCAAATTCCGTGTCTATATCTTGGGTCACTTTAGCCATAGCTCCTTCTAGGTCGCCAAATTCAGTATCAGGCATATCATCTGCTACACGTTTCATAGCTCCAGCCAAATCACCGAACTCTGTATCTATGTCTTGAGTTACTTTGGCCATGGCTCCTTCAAGATCTCCAAATTCAGTATCGATCATGTTTGAAAACATCTTTTGAGTGTCCATGTTGCTTAATTCTTGTTTAGCCTGTGCAAATTTATCGGCCACAGCAGTTGCGCCTGATTGTTGCATCCCAAGAGCAAGATTCTTCATCTGTTCTTCTGTGACCACTCCTTCTCTACCGTGTAATATGCTCAGTGTTCCTTCTCCAAAATCTTCTATCAGTTTCCCTGTAGCACCTAATGATCCCGAAGATCTACCTCCGACGGCCATGGAATTTATTTTTCCAGATATACTAACAAAGGTGTCACCTGTCACGTTTACGGCTTTCGTGGCAACATTAAGAGCAGCATTAGTCACTCCGCCTATCGGTCCTCCTTGTTGACCTTGGCTCATTAATCCCTGCCTAGCTCTACCTTCTATAATTGATTGTACATTTCCTTCTTTTCCGCCAGCCAATCTTTCAGCGCCTTCGACTGCATACTGACCTGCTCGAGATGCTTCTTGAGAGATGCTTTCTCCTTTTTGATTTCTTGTCATTACTGCGCCTGCAACACCGGCTCTTATATCCTGTACTGTACGTTCGACAGCAGTAGCTCCAGCTACAGTTCCGCCAACAAAACCTCCTTGTTTATCGAGACCTGATCTAGATTTTTCAATTTCAACTCTTGCTGCTTTTAAAACTTTAGCATAATCATCTTGCGTGGTCATCAACACATTCATGCTTTTAGCAGTTGCCTGTACAGAATCGTTGAACGGCATCATAGTTTCGATGTTTTTTATCATCGTTTTACCAATAGGTCCGCCTGCTTCGCCAAGTGTAGCCTGTAGTAATAAGGTAGGATCTTGTTGATTTCTCAGCATCTCAGCTGTAGCTCTTTCGCCGAACTGTTTTGCAGCGTCAAATTGTCCTTTGCCTAAAGCAGACATCTGATCAGCTGTGGCTTGGCTAGCTTTTCCAAATGTGGCAAATTGATTTGTTGCTTCTTCGCTGATCAGTGTGCCTGTGGCAAACAGTTCTTTGGCCATTTGCCCGCGGCCTTCGATCTCGGCTTGTTTTAAAGCAGCCATTGCATCTGTTCGAATCTTTCTAGCTTCTTCTTCAGTCTTGCCCATGGTCATCAATCGCAGTTTTGCTTCAACCTGTCCGTCGACTCGGTTCTTCTGCATGATTTCCATCTGCTCTTGGCGACTTTTACCAGTGAGTTTGGCCATCATATCCATTTCTCTAGCCATTTCAGCTGCGCTGTTTCTTGCATCAGCAGATGATTTTTCATCTGCTGCATTTGTAAATTTTTGTATAGAAGCCTGCATAGCAAGGACTTCGTTTAGTTCTTTAGACGAATATCCTAGATTCCTTAACTCCTTGTCCATGTTATTTTTAAAGAATCCGTCGCTGAGTTTAGCAAATGCTTCGGTTCCTCGAGTAACACTACCGCCCATGCCTGTCAGGTATTTTCCGTTGTCTTTTACTACTTGAGCAAACTCATCGAGATCTAATCTACTCCGCGCAGCAGCAGCACTCATCCCTACTAGGTCATTGCTGAAATTTGATCCTGTGCGACTTAGATCTCTAAAGGTGTTCAACGAATTTTTCGCAGTGTCGGAAAAGTCTTTTAAAGTCTCTTTGGTTATATTCCCGGCTTCTTTTAGATCAACTATAGATTTTGTAGGAGCAGCGCCGCTAGACGCATTCCTTGGTAAACTTTTAGAGATCGCGTCAGCTAATAATTGTGCGTCTGCTTTAGTAAAACTTCCAGTGGCCATTTATTTTTTTCCTAGAAAAATGCGTATATAAATACGGATAATAATATATTTATCGGGATCAAAAACTGCTATGAATTCAAATCCACTACAAAAGTATTTTAGACAGCCAAAAATTTTTATGTCTCTGCCTAGCAAAGGGTTATTTTACCCCCAAGGAGTTTTAACTGGAGATCATAATAATGTACCTATCTTTGCCATGACTGGTATGGATGAATTGATCATGAAAACCCCTGATGCATTATTCAGTGGCGAAGCTACAGTTAAATTAATCGAAAGTTGTTGTCCTTATATCAAAGACGGTAGAGAGATACCCAGCTTCGATGTTGATGCTCTGTTGATTTCAATTAGGATAGCTACCTTTGGTCCAGACATGACTGTGTCACATACCTGTAAAAACTGCAGGACTGAAAACGAATTTGAAATCGATCTTACATCAGTATTAGAATTTTATAAGGACAAAGTGTTTAATAGTAATCTAGAACTAGGTGAACTTACTGTTAATTTTAAACCACTTAGCTACAAAGACATGACTAGATTTAACACAGAAACATTTAAATTCCAAAAGATGCTGGCGCAGATCGAAGGTATTAACGACGATAAAAAACAAGAATTCATCGATGATGTCTACGAAAAATTAGCCGAGTTACAGCTAGACATTTTCTTAAACAGTATCGAATCTGTGAGCGGACCGGATTTTTCCGTAACAGAAACAGATCAGATCAAAGAATGGTTATCAAATTCTGAAAGAACACAGTATTCAGCCATTAAAAATAAATTAGAATCTAACAGAGAATCTTGGAGTACGCCTAAACATCATATCAAGTGTGCCAGTTGTGGCACAGAAGATGATATATCAGTGACCATGGATCAATCTAATTTTTTCGAATAAGATTATTGTCATTGTCTAATTCTGACATCGAAAAGCTAGTAGAATCGATGGAATTAGAAACCAAGCGAATCAAAGACGAAATATTTAGGATAAGTTGGTATATGCGAGGTGGAGTCAGCAGTCTAGATCTGTTTTATGTTTATTCCTTTGAAGATCGTCAGATCATGAACAACATCATCAAAGACAACATAGAAGCTACTAAGAACGCTAAGATACCCTTGCTCTAAGGTCTTTCTTTTACGCCAGCTAGGGGATCAGGAAGTCCCAAGGCACTGGCTTTATCCCTAACGTGTTGAGCCTGTTTTTCCATACCGGGTAGTATGAACCCGTCATCACCGGTGATCTTTACACCCCCAACGACAATATTTTTGTTTCCAGCGTCTTTGCGTACCTTCATATCAGGAACATATTGAGCACCGTTTTTAGATAGTTCACCGGAAGAAGCAGGAACTTCTGATTTTGGCCGTTGTATCGGAGTTTGAAGTGCAGCAGGAACCGGTATGTCAGCAGCTTCTAATGCTTTTACAGCTTGGTCTTTAAGTTCGGTAGTGATAACTCCTACAGTTCCATTGGTCAGTTGCATTATCCAATGTTCCATGAATTTTTTACCTGCATCTGTGGCCATGAATGCCAGCGCAGCGGTAGAACTCATTCCGATAAATTTTGAAAAAACATTCTTAACTGCGTCAGGTGTTAAATCAACCACTTTGATCGCAGTGCCAACAAGAGGTGTTTTGCTGGCTACCCATCTTAGAGCTCTTATTATGAGACTAGGTGCCTTGAACGCAAGCAAGGCAGCTATCACCAATGCTCCCGCAGCTTGCATTCTGTCGTTTTCCGCAGTGGCTAATGCTTGTTCCGGAGACATATCATCATAGATAGAAGGTTTGCCTTTAAGGAAGTTTTCGTATTCTTCTTGGATTTGTTCGAGCTTAGACCAATATTCTAAGACCACAGCCATACTGACGAACACATGAATGCCTTCTAATACTATACGAGGGTACCCTTTTATCCTCGTTTCAGCAGCTTTTCGAGCACGAGCATTCTTCTTAGCTAGCTCTGCGATAGCTTCAGCTCGATTAGCCTTTAGTTTAGCTTTAAATTCTCTAGCTCGACGAGAACTAGGAGCGAGACCTTTAGGCTTACCCTTAAATAGATTTTTTAGTTGGCTGACACCAACTTCGTTGAGATCTTCAATGATTATTTCAGAAACTTTCATATTCTTATTTATTCGATGAAGAACTGCGTTCTTCAGTTCTTCGCTCTCGCTCGAACGTTTTTCTTTTATATTAAAAACACGGAGTGTTTGAATATTATCCAGATTGTTCAGTCACACTTAGCCCGCTAGGGCTAAGATTTGAACATTATCCGAGTTGAACCATGTCACATAGCGTTAGAACTACAAGGTAGTAAAAAAATTTTACTGCCTCACGCAGGCGGTTGCCCGGTACCTGCTCGTTCCGTCTTATTACAACGGCGGGTCTGTACACATACGCTATCATATGCACAGCCGTGGGCTATTAACCCTCTTTTAGCCTTTTAAAAATATTTTCAAACAGCAAAATCGGTTGTATGTAGGCATATCCGATCCTCGTCCTGTTAAGGATAGTTACTGAGTACTCTTTAACGGCGAGAGATTTCCTTACCCTGCGACATCACCAGGGATTTGGGCGTACGAAATTAGCCTACGCTGAGCTTAACCGTTTGATTGAATTTGAGATTGTTCTAAAAGACGTTGCCTAAGTATGTTTGAACCGCCTACTCTGACGTTGATTATACCATTATAGTATTCGTCAGTTTCTAAAACCCTGCGTTCAAACTGCTCTCTTGCCTCTAAGTATGACATTTCTGCCTTGGATTGACAAAGATACAGTATTTCTCTGCGGAAATTTTCTGCGCCTAACTGCTCAACATCTGCCTGTAGCCTATCTGATGATCCCCAATAGTCGCGCCAATCGCTTTCTACTGTGCCGCGTCTTTTGAGTTTTCGGCCTTTCAGTGGTGGTCGTGTTTTCTTAAACTGTGTTAATTTCTTGCCTATGTATTTTTGACCAGTGATGAGATTTGTGATGATGTAGACGAATCCTATATAACCTTCAGGAATTTCCTCTAAAGCTGAATCTTGATAAAACCATGTCATTAGCTGTTTAGCTGTTTTGTTCTCCCTGTACCTTTGAAATTGAGCTGCGATATTTAGGTGATTTTAATTTTGGTTTTTTGTCTCTAATAGCCTGTATTTCATTTCTGCGTTCACTACAAAGCCGCCGTATGTCACTGAGCAAACGACGTAGTTCTATGCCAGCAACATGAGTTCTTCTTCCTTCCCAGTGTAGATTGCGATCAAAATATTCATGCATCTTTTCTAGCAGAAGCTCATGGACATCCTTGGTCATTCTACGATCTCCAGATCGTTTTCATAACTGGTGAATCCGTTTTCTTTGATCACTTTGAGAACATTGTTGACACGACCTACTAGTTCGTCCTTGTGGCTGATCAGATAGATATTTTTCTTTCTTTCTCGAGCCATTTTTTTCAAAACACCCAAGGCATTTTCTACACCTGAGGCATCCAGTCCATTATCTATGAGTTCGTCGATAAACAAGAGATTGATATTCTGATAAAGGCTTTCCCAGACGTCTCTGAAACTCCAACTTAGACCTAAAATCAATCTATTTCTTTCGCCTCTAGATAAGTTATCAAAATCTAAATCTTGTCCTAACTGTGTAATTTCCACACTGAGATCATTCTGGAACATCACTGTGTGCGGCAAGCCCATGCGATCTAGATAGTATGTTAAACGATTGTTTAAATACGCAAGATTTTGATCTATGATCTTTTTACGGATGAATGAGTCTTTGCTGGTCAGTAGTTTCAATAGGAACTCTTGATGATCTTTGAGAGTCGTAAGATCGTTGACTAGATCCCAAGTGATGGTCTGTAAAGCAGTGTTTTTTAACTCGTCAATCTGTTCTTGATAAGGATCTGTTTCAGTTTGTCGATTACCTAGAGCAGTTTCTAAACTGGAGAGATTATTTTGATGCTTGAGAGCCTCCTCTACAGTGTCATAGTAAGTCTGAGGCCGGCCGTTGATATCTCCGATCCCCTCCAACTCTGCTACCGCTGCTGCGTAGCTATCGCTAACGTTCTGCAAATAGCTAGCCGCATCTTGTAGATTTTTTTCCGCTGCTGCGGCTAACTCCTCGTGTTTGTGCGTATGAAGTGCTTGCTCACAAGCCGGACAAGTTTTGTTTTTAAGTTGATCAACTTCTTTTTCGTATTTTTTAACCTGTTTATCTGCTTGGATTAATGCAGTTTCTAAAGTAGCCTTTTCTTTGTTAAGACTTTTGATCTTAGTGCTTTGTTCTTCGTAGATTTTAAGTTTAGCATGTTGCCCTAATTCTCGTTCGATGTCCACAGATTGTAAATCTAGAATACTTTTAGCGATTTTTTCGCAGTCTTCTTTTTGCTGCGTATACCACGCCTTTTGCCTAGTTTCTAAACCCTCGATGCTCTGCTGTATTTTTTCGTTAGATTTTTTAGTGGCTTCGATGTTAGCATTTTCTTGTGTGATTTGATCTTTGGTAATTCGAATCTGTTCTTTGAGAAGCTCTGCTTTTTCACTGAGTAAAGTGATGCCTAGCAGTTGTTCGATGACAGCACGTTGATCATTAGATTTCATGCTTAAGAATGGTTCTGTATATGTGTTCAATGCTACGATATGTTTGAACATGTCATGGCTCATGCCCAACAGTTCGTCTATGTCCTTCTGCGTCTCTCGCATGTCACCTTGGCTGTCGTCGGTGGCTTCGGAACTCTGCTCGATATCGTCAACGAAGAACTTCATCACTGATGGCTTCCTACCGCGTTCGATGCGATAGTTGATGCCATCTTTTTCAAAAAGCAGCGTAACCAACATGTTTTTGTTATTGATCTTATTAATCAAATTGTCTTTTTTGATGTTAGTTAGGGCTTGGCCGTAGAGAGCGTAGCTTAATGCGTTGACTATGGTTGTTTTACCAGTGCCGTTGCGGCTTCCAGAATCATCACCTCCTTGGTCTAGATTTTCACCAAGCACTAAGGTCAGCTGCTCTCGGCCAAAATCTACAGCTTGGGTTTGATTACCCACGCTCATGAAGTTTTTCACCGTTAGATCTTTTATCTTAATTGCCATATTGCCTCATTAAATTATTTTTCCATGGTCTTATCATAGGTTGTTGTAAATGTCCAACAATATTTTAGTATCATAGTTGTCACTCTGTATGCTTACGATCTGATTGCTAACTATCTGATCCACGCTTTCAAAGGTCTGTATATCGATACTCGATGTGATTTCTACTTCTTTCTTTTCTGGAATCAGAGTAAGTTCTCTGATATCATAATCAGTCATAAATTTTTCTTTGATAAAACTGGCTTCTTCGTAGGTGATGTTTATGTCTAGAGCCACCCTGAGATGCATCTTAGATTTTAAGAGATTATCTGCATCGTCAATAAGCTGACTGAGTTTTACAGTCCTGTATTTAGGAGCATCAAACCAATTTAAATATTGTGGTTGTTGTCCCCATTCTAAAATCATCATTCCGCGATCGTCGTCCCATGCGTCTGCATAGTTGTGGGGGAAAGCATTTCCGATATAGATCATATTTAGGCGTTGCTGCCTTTTATGAAAATGCCCGCTAAATCCTAATTCATAATTCGAAAAATGTTCTAGTTGTATTTCCCCATGATCAGGCATTTGCACCATAGCGTTCATAAAGAAGCTAGGTAATTCGAAGTGACCAAAAATATATTTGCCACCTCGTTTGCCTATACTCTTCCATTCCTCGCCTACTAGCCAAGGACATAAGGTAACATCACCTATAGTAATAGGCTTGTGTACTACAGTGACACCTGGGATATATTTGCCAAATTCTACAGAATGAATATCTCGCTTGTCCTTATAATACAAGTCGTGATTACCAGGAAAGAAGAAAAACTGATCAAATGCTTTTCCTAGTTTTTCTAAAGCCCTAAGGCTGTAATCCATGGTAGTGATATTTAGGCTGTTGCGATTGTGATGCCAGTCGCCCATGAATATGCCTGTGTCACAGCCCGCCTTTTTGGCCTCTTCTATATACCAATCTACGAATTGTTCACAGTCTTGATTGTGTGTTTGGCTATTAGATTTTAACCCGAAGTGTATGTCCGTAAAACAGGCTACTTTTTTAAACAAGTTACTCAAATTATGATCTCCGTTGATCTATTATAACTGACAGGCAGCAACAGGTCAATCTTCAGAGCCTTCAAATCTCTTCATCGCATTAGCATAGTCGCCTTCGCCCATTCTGGTGTAACTAGGATTCATACCGTTCATTTCTAATAGATCATCTCGGATATTTTGATTACGTTTTTCTATGTTAATAATTCTTACAAAACTATTAGTCACTGCGGCTGTAAAATAAGCGAAAGGGTTGTCCGATTTACTTTCGTCAAACTGTAAACCAATCTGGGTTAATTGTAAAATAGCCTGCCCCTTCATTTCGTCATTGTAGGTATAACCGCGAACATTGCCCCGTGTAGCATAGCGTTCGCAGAGCTTAATATACATGCGAGCTAGATTATTTGTGACCTGTCCGTGATCTTTGCTAAATTTGCCTTTTTCAACAGTGCCTTTCCAATGACTTTTTCCAACACATACTAGTTCGTCATTCTCATTAAATTTCCAATGTTGGAAAGGAGGAAAATTAACCTTGTCTCTATGATCGGCTGTGGATTTGGGATTCTTTTTCCGTGTGCTGTTTAACGGAACATGATCAAATGTCATAATACGGAAAATCACATCCGTTTTAGCAATTTTTTTATAATCTATTTCGCAGTCAGCCAACTTGACCTTTTCTCCTGCTTGTTTACGCCTCTCGAATTCTTGTTGGCTTAGTCTTTTGGCTTTGTTTCTTTTGGCGTCTGCGACTGTACGAATATTAATCTTACCTACACTAGGTAAGATTAAGTCGTATTGATGATATTCTTTTTTAGTAAATGAGCAATATGTATTTTTGCTCCTATGTATTTCTTCTAACAAGTCTTTATTGTTTAAGTAATTGATTTTAATTTTAATTCTCCTTTAAATGTTTGCAATTATCAAAGTGCCATCTAACCATAGCACTAGCTCCGCCGGATTTACCACAAATAGGGCAAACACTGATCGGTTTTGAACGATTCTTTAATTTTTCTTTAATTTTTTCTTTTGTTTCTGTTGTTTTTAGTTTTCCTTTTGCAGCGATTGACATTTTCTTTTTAGATTCTTCTTCTCGTTTACGTCCATTATTTGCTTTAGAAATTTTCTTTTTAGTTTCTTCAGAAAGAGGATGCCTGATTCTGTTTTTTGCTGCAATCGATCTTTTTAATCTAGTTTCATCAGATTCATTTCGTTTTGCTTCTGATAGTTTCTTCCTTGTAGTAAGGGAAGGATTTTTTAAACCTTCTCCACCGTTTGTTTTATTATTAAGTATTCCTGTGTTTAAATCTTTTCTACCGTATTCTGCTATAAGTTTTATTTCTAAATCGAGTGCTTCTTGTTCAAACAAATTTTTTTTAAAAAATATTATACATTCTGGTAGAGGAGGCTCAATCCCGTGATGTTTAACAAATGCTCGATTATCAATACCTTTTCCTATATAATACGGAGTACCTGCTGTTGCAGTTTTTGAGTCTTTACTTCTAATGTAGGCATACACATAAAAATTATTTTTCATATCTTATTTATCTATTAAGATAGTTAACTTTCATAATACTCCAATATAGATCTAACAATTATAAACTACGCGGTTTATTTTGTCAACTAAATACTTGACAAAAGGAGAAATCGATGCCATTTGATGTAGGTGCCGGATTAAACACAGTATCTAAATTATCTAGTGGTGCCTTAGGGTCTTCGGGCGGCGTATTAAGCGGAGCACTAGGAACAGCCAGCAAACTTGCAGGAGCACTTAATAATTTATCTAATCCTGCTGCCTTGATATCCTCATTAAGAAGCTTAAATCTACCAAAAGGCGGCGAATCTGGAGTAAAATTATCAAATGCCGCAGCCGCGTTTGGTGGAGCAGATGCCAGCAACGATTGGCGTGTTAGACTCAGCGTGCCATCTGCTTTTGTAGGCAGTCCAGTATTGCAACCTTTAGTGCAGGCCGGGGGTTTGATATTTCCTTATACCCCTCAGATACAGATATCAAGTTCTGCTAATTATGAAGATACCAGTGTAACTCATCAAAATTATCAATTTACCAATTATCAAAACAGCAGAATTAATGCCATACAGATAATCGCACCATTTAATGTTGAAGACGGAGCTCAGGCATTATACTGGCTAGCAGCGGTACATCTTTTGCGTAGTGCGACTAAAATGTTTACTGGCGACGGGAATTTACAAGGAAATCCGCCACCTATATTAAAATTAAATGGTTACGGAGATTACGTTTTTAAAAATGTTCCTGTGATAGTGCAGAGTTTTTCTGTAGATCTCCCACAGGATTCAAATTATATTAATACCAGTGTGGCCGCAGCCGCAGCATCTGCATCTCAGGGAGGCGGCCCTTTGAGTTCAATAGCTGGTATATCTAGTACTAGTTCCCAACTAGCCGGTCTTGCCGGAGCATTAGGGGCAAATAAAGCTGCTAATGCCTTAGGTGCTATCGGCGCAGTAGGAGGAGCTGTAGCTGGAATCAGTAAATTGATCAATAGCGCAACTTCTTTAGCCGGTGGCGGCGCATTCGCTACTAATGGAAACAGTTGGGTGCCAACTAAGAGTGCGATGAACATCACCGTACAACCGATATACAGCAGAGAAAGTGTAAGACAATTTAGCCTGCAGAAATTTGTCAACGGAGAGTATGTCAACGGAGGATACGTATAGTGGCAACTTATACTAATACCAGCCCTTGGGCATCTACCGAAATCGTTCAAAATTATCTTGGAATCTTAAACATCAGACCAGTTGCAGCTGAAGAAGACGACTATCTTTATAAAATAGAACCGCAGTATACACATAGACCAGATCTTTTAAGTTATGACCTTTACGGTACATCGAAACTATGGTGGGTCTTTACACAAAGGAATCTCAATGTCCTACAAGATCCTATCTATGATTTTGTTCCAGGCGTTGAAATATATATACCGAAGAGATCCGGTCTAGCTAAAGTATTGGGATTATAACATGCCTATTGATTTAGATAAAGCCGCTACTACTCTCACCAATGCTGCAAGAAACGTAGTGAATAATTCAGGGCTGGCAGCAGGAATATCAGCACCGGGTTCTATTGACTCATTAAAAAATAAACTTACTACCGGAGCTTCATCTTTAATTAGCGGAATTACCAATTCTATCCCGGGAGTGTCTACTCTTGAATCTGCTCTGCAGAATGCAAAGAACAATGTTAATAAATTGGGTGACATATTTCAAAATGCAGAGCAATCAACAGTTACAGTCCCTTCAGGAATCAATGGAAGAGTACCCAATGTTTTACATTATTATAGTTCTTACAACTATATTTTTACCCTCAGTGTGTTAGATGATGCACAGATCAATTTCCCCAATGATACATATCGTAAAGGTTTGCTAGGACCTCTTTTATTAAAAAGCGGCAGCGGAGATCCTACTAATAGAGTACCAACTGCTAATAAGACCAAAGCCAACCCTTCTGGTAGTTTTGATTTTTATATCGAAGATGTAGAAATACAATCTCAGATGGGGTTCGAAAGGAACACTGGTAACACCAATGCCACGGGATTTAAATTTAAGATAATTGAACCTTACAGCATGGGAATGTGGTTTCAAACTTTACAAGCAGCAGCAATAGCCGCAGGACATAGAAACTATCTTGACATGCCTATTTTATTAACATTAGAATTTAAAGGGCATATAGACGCAGATTTACAAAATGTGCAGATAGACAAGACAACCAAATATTTTCCTATGAAGTTGCGACAGTTTAGCATAAGAGTAACTGCTAAAGGATCTGAATACGACATAGACGGCTATGCGTTTAATGAAAAAAGTCTTTCAACGATCTATAATCAATTAAAAACGGACATGTCCATCACTGGAGCGACGGTAGCTGAGATGTTACAGACAGGAGAAAAAAGCCTACAATCAGAAATCAACAAAAGATTAAATGAATCGAAAAAAAGAAATGATATAGCAATACCTGATCAAATATTAATTAGTTTTCCTAAGGATCTTAAAACAGGTCAATACAATCCTCCTTCAACAGATAATTCTACACCTGCATCAGCAACAGTTAATCCTAATGCCGCTCAGACACCCCAAGCATCGTCGGATTTCTTTAAAAAGATTGGACTAGTGACTAGCAAAGTTAATGGAACACAAGTGCAAGAAACAGCCGATATTAACGACCTTGGTGCAAGCACTATGGGATTTAATTTGTATAACAAAGGTGATACTCCTTTCGCTAAAGATAATCTTGCCTACGATGAAAAGACTGGAACTTATAAAAGAGGAAATATAACGATCAATCCCAGCGTAGGAGAATTTAAGTTTGCACAAGGCAGTGATATAATAAATGCAATTAACCAAGTCTTATTAATGAGTGAATATGGAAGGACAGCATTGACGCAAGTCAACAATAAAATAGGATTAATTAAATGGTGGAGAGTCGAACCTCATATGTTCTATATTCCTTCAGATGCTAATCTTGCTTACACTGGACAAAAACCTAAATTAGTCGTTTATAGAGTAGTACCTGTTGATGTTGATGTCAGTTTTTTCCTCCCTCCTAACTCTTCTAGACCCGGAACTGAAGAAGCTAAAAAGCAAGTAATAAAAGAATACAATTACATCTACACAGGCAAAAATTTAGACGTTTTAGATTTTGATATTGAACTACGTGCAGGATTCTTTTCGTCGATCGCAGCAGATTCTGGAAGCAATAATGAGGGTAAGCAGATCAAAGAAAATACTGGCGGCGCAAGCGACGGACAAACTGAAAATAAAAATTCAACTCCTTCTGGAAAGGCTCCTATAAACAATGTGCTTCCGACCAGCATGCTGAAAGATTCGGTCGGTACTACCACAGGCGGAAAAGGTGGCGGTGGGCTCGATGATGCAGCTTCTATAGCAGCGAGACAATTCCATGATTCTATAACTGCAGGTGTAGATATGACCAATCTCCAATTAAGAATATTAGGAGATCCTTATTATATTGCTGACAGTGGAGTGGGAAATTACACAGCGGTAGCTACAGATAATAGAAATATCAATGCTGACGGTTCGGCAGATTATCAGAGAGGACCGGTCCATGTCCTAGTCAATTTTCGATCTCCTATCGATATCGATCAAGCGAGCGGCTTATATGATTTTGTTGGCACGGCTGAAGTCCCTCAATTCAGCGGATTATATCAAGTAAACAGAGTAACATCAAATTTTATTAGAGGAAAATTTACACAAACCTTGATAATGATGAGATTACGCGGTCAAGATATACCAAGCTCAGAACCACCAAAATTAGCTATGACACCTAGCAGCACTACCACTAGTGAAGCATTAATCAATGAAGATGGATCTGTAAGTAATTTTAGAAGAAACAATGAAACCGGAGAACTTTATGATGCTACAGGGTTATATGATAATCAAGGAAGGGCGTTATTTTAAAATAAATCATTATGCCAGAAGAAATTAGAGTAAGCGCCGTCGAAGGCGGCAAGATGAGCAGCCCAGGACCATTCCTGGCAAAAATCATTTCTCATCTCGATCCAACCTATATGGGATCTTTAGAAGTCCAATTAATGCATGAAGTAGGCAATGACGAAGGTAGATCCGGTCAGTTGCACGTTGTAAAATATCTTAGCCCATTCGCTGGACAGACCAGTGTTGATTATGTAGGCGAGGATCCCGACGATTACAATAATACGCAAAAAAGTTATGGTATGTGGTTTGTACCTCCTGATGTGGGAACCTTAGTTGCTGTGATATTCATAGATGGAGATCCGAGAAAAGGATACTGGATAGGTTGCGTACAAGACAATGCTATGAATTTTAGCGTACCAGGACAAGCAGCCACCAGTTTCCATGTCGACGGCATCGAAGAACGGGTACCTGTGGCAGAATATAATAAGATCGCACAGGCTTCGACAGCAGACCCAACACAAATTAAAAAACCGGCCAGCCCCTTGCAAGATGTATTAAATGAACAAGGTTTGTTATTGGATGATATACGAGGCATCACTACTAGCAGTGCTAGAAGAGAAATACCTAGTTCTGTTTTTGGTATCAGCACACCTGGACCTGTAGATAAAAGACCGAATGCTAAGAAGGGAAGGATCGGCAAATCAGAACACAAAATCGCTTCAGGATTCGTTAGTAGATTAGGCGGCTCGACCTTTGTCATGGACGATGGTGACGATAAGTTTCTTAGAAAAACTGCTGCTAGCGACGGCCCACCTGAATATGCCGCAGTAGAACAAGACGAGACTGACGGATTGCCCGAGATACCACATAATGAATTGTTAAGGATAAGGACGAGAACAGGTCATCAGATATTATTCCATAACAGTGAAGATTTAATTTACATCGGAAATTCTCGAGGAACTACTTGGATAGAATTGACCAGTGATGGTAAAATTGATATCTATGCGCAAGATAGCATTAGTATTAGAACTAATCAAGATTTAAATCTACATGCAGACCGAGATATTAATTTCGAAGCAGGAAGAAATATCAATATCAAAGCGACAGAAGAAATGCATACTCATGTTATTAAAGATTCAATATTAATAGTTGACGGAAATCAAAAA